AGAATATACTATGAAGATATTTAAAAATAATAAAAAAGCAACTGATTATTGGCAAGGTCAGATCGAAGAATTTGTTTATGAGATTGATGATAGATTTTTAGAAAAGAAAAATGGTCAAACACATAAAATGAAAGATATATTTTCTAAACTCAGGTACATATGAAAGCACTACTTTTATTATTCTTTATGTTCAGCGCATATGCACAACCTATTGAGTTTGTAGTATCAGCTTCTGCAGGTGGACCTAACGATACTGTTACACGCAAACTCGTGGAGAAGCTCGAAAAGAATAGCGACTTACAATTTGTTGTTTTGAATAAACCAGGTGCAGCTCATGTGATTGGCTATAACCATGTGCTTAATAGTACAAAGCCGACGCTGATTATGTCTACACCTGAGATAGTAAACCACGAAGTGTTTTCACGTGTAGATGATTTGTTTAATGCAGGGTATTTCACGAACACACTATTCGTGTCACAAAAGTCCGGTATTAAAAATATCAAGCAGTTGATCGATCTTTCAAAGACACGCGAAGTATTATTTGGTCATGGCGGCATCGGCACATATAGTCATAGTGCTATGGAGCAGATGTGTCAATCTGAACTTAGATGTTTAGCAGTACCTTATAAATCGGGTGCTAATGGAATGATAGCTCTTATGTCAAATGAAATTGATGCTTATGCTTTAGCATCATATGGATCACGCCAATTTCTAGAAAATGAAAAAGTTCTAGCAATTCACGAAATAAGAGCGTCAAAAGATAATAGTTGGTTTAAGTTATTTGCTAAGAATGTTTCTTCAAAGGATAAAGAAACTATACGAAATATTCTAAAAGCACAAGACGTCAAATTCTATAATGATATGGGCTTTGAAAAATAAGTGTACATTTAATCGTGATCGATATATAATATCTTATGGTTGTATGAAGCAACACGAAAAAGGTTCTGGACGCGGGTTCGACTCCCGCCATCTCCACCATAAAAGTACAAAAACAGGAATACCTTATGAGAAGCTAAACTCAAAGGGAATATCATGGATAAGAACTGATAGACATACATCAAAAAATAATCTAAAAGGTTTGCACATTGATGTTTTATGTTAGTGCTTTTATGATGGGGATGTACTGGTTTCGACAGGGCAATGAGTACTGAAGTGGACAACTTGTCAGAGAAGACATAAAAACTAAATCAAAGTAAACGCAGCTAATGATAGCCGCTTCGCTCTCGCTGCTTAAGCAGTGATCGAATGGGGATTTGCAGATTGTTCCTTATCAACCAAACAATCTGCTTTTAATTTGGTGTACTGATTGTTGGAGGGTTTTCCTATTTTTGCTTTAGACATTTTATCTAAAGTAGACTGTTTGTAAGGATCCTTTTTGCCGGCATTCCATGGCTTTGTGCCCTTTGGTTTACCGGATTTTATGTTATAATATTTTTTGCCAAACTCGTGTGATTTGATAAGAGTTAAAAGATAACCTTCATATATTTGGGCTTCATTTTTGCAACTAAAAGTTTTTATGATTCTTCTTTTAAAGTCATTTGGTCTAAATCTAATTTCACCAGATAACCATCTAGATGAAGAAGTATATTCGTCATCAAATGATCCAGAATGTTGTCCAACGTAAAACATTTTACGATTTTTATCAAACCACATATATACAAAATGAACTGTCATGATTGTCTCCTTATAAATTTATCTGACAATATTATTTATAAAAGCAAACATTTCAGTTCGCATTGGCAGCCTAAACGCTGACTAGGGTTTCGGTGAGTTTCCTCGTAACAGAATAACTCACCAATATGTTCAACAATTGGAGAAAATATGAAATTTAAAATGTTCGCAGCAGCTGGTTTACTTGCAGCTAGTTCTATCGTTAGTGCACAATCAGTTTCACTTGGATTTGCACAAAGAGATCTAGACTCAGGAGCAAAAGAACACCAAAATAGCATTTCTGTAAAGACTAAAGCTTATGGCTCTTTTACAGGTGATGTTGGTTTAAGCGCTACGCAGAATGATGCAACTAATGCAATTACTAATCGTTATGAGCTTGGTGCTACATACACTCAACCTTTGACTTCTAGTTTGAGTGCCGATATGCGTGTTGCTCAAGGATGGAAGGCAAAGTCTGGTTCTGAAACAACTACATATTATGTTATTGAACCTTCTGTAACTGCTAAAATCATTGGTACTCCATTCTCCGTCAAAGCTGGATATCGTGTTCGCAATGCATGGGAAAGCAATGTTGCAGACAACTCGACTACTTCACGTCTTGCTCTTGGATACAATTTTACCGCTAAGGATAGAATTTCCTTGGGACGTGACTGGCAACGTGGCGATGGCGCTGTTACACAAACTTCGCTCCAATACACCCGTTCATTCTAATATAAATATTAGAGAGGCTCGGCGGAGCCTCAACAAATCCGCCATTTTTACACACAACAACACAGGAGAAAACTATGAGTTTAACACCATTCGAAATCCGCCTAGAACTTCTTAAAATGTCTAAGGACATGCTTACAGAAGAATACTACGGCAAACGAGAGCAAATTACTAATGATTGGCAAATCAAAGTAGAAAGTGCTCGTCACGCAGGTATGGCTCCACCAGAGCACCCGTCTATGCCTGCATATCCCACTGAATCCGATGTAATTAAAAAGGCCACAGAGCTTAACGGATTCGTCTCTCAAATCCCACAAGATAATAAGACTAGCAAAAAGTCCTAATGTGGTAGAGGGCTTCATGCCCTCTTACAAGGAGAAATAATGCCAAGAATTATATTACCAATTATCACTGTGGTGATTGCGTCTTTGATGTTAGCATACAGCAATATCTTAAGCACAATTGTAACACCACATTTACTTGACGTCAAGTATCACACTTTAAGCGAACCAGCTCAAAAGCAGGTTAAGTGTCTTGCCGAAAACATTTATTTTGAATCTGCCCATGAACCCGATCAAGGTAAAATGGCTGTAGCATTTGTAACTCTTAATAGAACACGCCACAAAGATTTTCCTTCGACTGTGTGTGAAGTAGTTACACAGAAAACAAAAAGCACTTGTCAGTTTTCATGGTTCTGTATTGTAAAAGATAAGATTCCACGAAATGATGAGATCTATTCTAAAATTCTAGACATGGCATCATTCGTTTATGTAAACTATGAAAAGATTGATGATCCAACTTTGGGTGCTTTGTACTATCACGCAGATTACGTAAACCCAAGATGGAAAAACTTAAATCACACTACAACAATTGGAAGACATATATTTTACGTGCCAAAGACAAAGGACATATAATGAAAGACTTTATTAAGATTGACTCGGTTTTAGTTGTATGCATAACGCTTGTTGCACTAGCTGCAATCATATCATATGCACAATATAAAATAAACGATAGAAACTTAATGTCGAATAATATTAAAGACGCGATTACCTCGGGTGTAAATCCACTTTCGGTGCGTTGCTCGTACGCAAAATCAGATGATGCAGTTTGCGTTGCATACTCGTTTTCGGGTAACACTTCTATCCCGTCATCTAACAAGAAGTAATATATAGTAAAACAACTGGAGAATATCATGGCAGAAACAATTGAAATTGGTAAACAAAAAGCACACTCTAATGGTTATTTTCCGCCAAAGGCCGTTTCGCAAATTCACGAGTTTTATCTCGCTGGAGAGATCGGTCCATCAGAAGATTACTTAGAATGGTTTGATACTATTCGTCATGCAAATGAAACAGATGCAATAAAGATCTATATCAATTCGTTTGGTGGTGACTTGTTTACTGCTATACAATTCTTACGTGTTCTTAGCGAAACTCCAGCAACTGTCATCTGTTCTGTTGAAGGAGCATGCATGTCGGCAGCAACAATGCTTTTCATGTGTGCAGATCACTTTGAAGTAACTCCTCACTCAGTCTTTATGTTCCACAATTATTCTGGTGGAGCTATTGGTAAAGGTGGAGAAATGATTGATCAATTGCAACACGAGCGTAAATGGTCTGAGCGCTTGATGAAAGAGATCTATAAAGACTTCATGTCTTCAGAAGAAATTAAATCCATGTTAGATAATAAAGACATTTGGATGGATGGCGAAGAAGTCGTTAGAAGAATCAATCTTAGAATCCAAAAAGCTGAAAGTCCTGTAAAAGCTCCTAGGAAACCAAGAACTCCAGCTAAAAAGACAGCGAAAAAGCCTGTACAATAAATCGTTAATTTGATATAATTGTACTACTGGCGTTAGTACAATGGATAGTACATAGAGCTTCTACCTCTAGAATGTGGGTTCGATTCCTGCACGCCGGACCAAATACTAAAGTATACAGTTTACAATAATTCGTAATTGTGGTATAATATACCTATGGCAAATGTACACTTTCAACGCAAAATTGCCGGTGACGAGCTGCGAGATACTCTATTCTTTGCAACTGGTCACCGTGCTGAAAAACTCAAAACTCCAGAGTTCGTAACTCTGCGTGTCCCAGAAATTGAAGTTAAGATTATCAATTTCAAAAATATCTCTGTGAATGGCGACAAATGTCGTTCAGTCTCTGAAGCTAAGTTTGTAATTCAAGATCTCATCATATGATTTATACTTCCATTCCCAAACGTAAACCCAAGAAACCTAATGCTGCACAGCGCCAGCTTGCTGCAGAATGGGAAGCTATTCAAGCTAAGTATGCACCTGTAAAAAAGCTCAAAGCTTCTACTTCTTTTGAGTACAAGTTGACGCCTCCTCCAGGCCGATCTACAAACAAACACATTCCAAGCTTAAACACCGGTGAAGGTATCGCTTCATCTAAACCACGTATGCAATATACTGGCGACAAAATGCTTGGCATCGGCACACTCCACAAATCAAATGCTGTTCCAGTCTTTAGCGATAACGAAGCTAAAGAAATGGCGCGTATGCGTCGTGGTTGATTTACTTTTAAACACTCTTGGTATATAATAAACTATGAATCGCAAACAAGTAGAATACGATATCGTTAACGCACACATATATAACGATATGGACAAACTAAAATCTATCTACGTTGATCTAATCAATCTTCGTGGCAAAATGGACAGATGGTTCAACAAATACTTGGATATGTTTGATGAAAAGATGAATTCATCTACGCGTTCCGATGCTGTATGGAAACTATATCATGCAAAATCAAATGAATACAGCGATGTAGTTCAAACAATTAAAACAGCAGAATACTACTTACAAAAGAAATAATGTTCAAAAACGCAGCCTCTTTCTCACTTCACATCGAAGAACTAGCACAAAAGCACAGAATATCTCATATGGATGCAGTACTAAAATACTGCGAAGAAAACTTCCTCGAACCCGAAGATATTAAAAACCTAATCAATAAAACTCTAAAAGATAAGATCGAAAACGATATGCGAGAAGCAAACATGCTTCCCAAGCAAGCAACTCTTGATGTATAAGGAGTAACTATGAGCAATGAATTGACGAAAGAAAAAAGAAGTACTCGAATTCATGATGAAGAAACTAAAATCAAAAAGCAAGTAAAGATTGCTAAAGCTCATGGTCTTACTAGTAAAGATAGAGCTATAAGAGAACCACATCGAATGTCAAAGCATCATGCTATGGATTGTGGTCAGCCTGGATGTATGCTTTGCGGCAATCCTCGCAAACTCTTTAAAGAGAAAACTATTCAAGAAAAATCCTTTATGCAGGACAGACTACATGATGAATCCAAATCCCAAATGCCAGAGTGAAGATTGTAGATTTAGCTTTGGTGTAAGTATGACAACTGCTATGTATTTTCACCCAGTATATGATAAGAACGGCAAAAACGTAAATCCAGATGGTAACATTACATCTGGAGAAGTTAGATGTTCTACATGTAATAAGACATGGCATTACTCTACACAATACGATATCACCACTTATAAAGAAGTCAAAGATGGAAAATGAATTTGATCCTGAAGAAGGTTTCACAGTAAACTATCAGAAAATCGTCGACGAAAAGTCAATGTTGAGTGTTACTCGATTGCTGGCAGTTTCTATGATGAATAACCCTTATATTGTTGTTGGTGATTTTCTCAAGAACATTTCTGATATTGATTTGAATACTCTTGTAGAAATTGTTGATGCTGGCGAAGAACATGATAATTTTGGAGATCTAATGCTGTTAGCTGAAATGCTTGCAACAGGTGAAGGTCTTGAACATGGTAACCTAGACATTATGCATGAACGAATTAACCAATTTTTGGTATTCATCACATGTGAATCTCTTTTCAGAAAAGGCCTTGTGAAAATACATCACAAGAATATGTCATTCGGTGAAGATATGGCAAATGCAGTTGTTGTAGAGAAGCTATGATTGATGCGTTTCAAACATACAAATACTTTATGGCGATTAAGTTGCATTTGACAACTGATCGTTATGATGTGTTTGAATCTAATGGCCGTGTATCTGGAACACGAGCAACATTTGAAAAACGAAATGATAGATTCCTATTTGAAAAGCTTGGACATAAGTTCAATCAACCACGTGAATTGATCGAATACTTTGTTGCCAATTT